GACTTCATGGAGGACCAAACTATCAAGAACGAAGCAACCGCAGAACTAGGTCTCGACTGGGCAGACATGACCCAAATACCTAACAATGCAACCACTAAGGAAATCACTGAAGTCCTTAACTCATTATAACCTTCGTATCGCCACCTCTCTCCGAAGTGCCGACGCGGTACCAATCAAGTCGATGTAACAGAAAGCTCAGACGAAGCCTAGACGTACGCTTAGTCGCCTACAGTAACAAAAAGCATCAACCCCAAACCAAATAAACAACAAAGGAAGTCCAAACATGGCAAAAACAACATTCAATAAAGCAGCATTAGTAAACACAGTAGCAACTGGAGCAATCTTCAATCAAACAACAATGACAAGAGCTGAAGTAACAACTAGATTAGCTGAACTTGACGTATTCGAAACAAAAGCATCAGTAGCTCCAGTAGTAGCATTATTAGCTGACTTAGGTCTAGTAGGTAACAAAGTACCTAGCAAGTCTGACGCATCTAACATCGTAGAAACTATCATCTCTACAATCAAGTCTGAAGTAGCTGCTGGTAACGACGTGCAAATCGCTGGATTAGGTAAGTTCTACCCACACACTCAACCTGCATCATCTGGTGAGATCAACGGTGTAGCTTACCAATCACCTGAAAAGCAAGTACCTAAGTTCAAAGCTGGTGACCAATTCAAGGCTGTAGTAGCAGGTGAGTAACATCATCTTCTCTCTTCTTGGCCCAAACTTAAGCCCTAATTCAGTATTATTATTGTATAATACTGCAAATAAAGGAATAAAATGGAAGAACTAAAACAAGAAGACTTTAAAGTAGAGCTGATTAAGGATTTGGGTATGATATACCCTACTCCTGGTAGCAAGACTAAAGCAAGATATGCCGAATTTAAATGTCCGCACTGCGGAACTATATATAGAGCTACTGTGAATAACGTTAAACGAGGTAAGTCATTACAATGCAACCCTAATTGCGATCTATACAAAATACCTGGCGGTGAACTGACACAAAATACACTTAGAGAGCTATTTGACTATAACCCTCTTACTGGGCAGTTTCATAGAAAAGTGATATTTGCTAGACGTCACAGCGTAGGGGCCTTGGTAGGTGTTCGGCATGCTAAAGGCTATCTTAAATGTGGAATCGGCAATAAAGAATACACACTCCATAGACTAGCCTGGCTGTACCTTTATGGACGGATGCCAGAAATTGTAGATCATATAAACGGGGACAGGCAAGATAACAGACAAGAGAATCTCCGTGAAGTTAATCCTTCTGAAAACTCACGTAACCAGAAGTGCAGTAAAGCAAACACATCCGGGTTTACTGGAGTAGGTTTTGATAAAGCTAGACAGAAGTGGAAAGCAAACATTGTAGCAAACGGTAAACCTATAAGTAAAAGATTCGACACACTGGAGCAGGCAATAGAACAAAGAAAGGCCTGGAACTTACAATACGATTACCATGAAAATCATGGTAGAAAGGAGGAACCCTCTTTATGCTAAACTTTACTTTACCTATATATTGGACTAAGCAGTTTAAAACTAAGCCAAATAAGACTCATCTGGCTGGCATGAATTGGTTTCGGTAATGCATATTTTACGGACCAGAACAACTTCAAGCAGGAGTTCACAGAGCTAGTACTCAACCAAGTTGGTACCTCTGATGCTCTCCACAAGTCGTTCTCTATGCACTACGACCTCTACTATAAGTCAGTAGCTTGTGATCCATCCAACGTAATCGCCATGATTGAGAAAGTCTCTCTAGACGCCCTCAAGCATGCTGGTTACATCAAGGATGACAACGTAAGGCATCACCTCTCATCATCTTACAACGTAATCGAAAGAGACAAAGAAAACCCACGAGTAATCGTAACATTTATACCAAAGGACTCTGATGAAACTACCAATCGAGACTAAAAACCCTCTATTCGGCCGCTACCTTTACCCTGAGGCAAAGGAGATCATGGAGCTACAACAGGACAAGGGCTGGACTGCGCAAGAAATTCCTGTCGACAAGGACACGCATACTTATCGTCACGTCCTATCAGCTCCTCAACTAAACCTAACTACTACTACACTTCAACTTTTCGTCGAAATCGAGCAGAAAGTAGGTGAGGTTTGGGAAGTTATCGCCTCTTGGTTTCCTCACTCGGAAATTGAAGGCTGCTGTTCTGAAATTGCCCGAATGGAAAAGTCGGTACATGCATTCTTCTATCAGAAGATGTCCGATGTACTTAACATTGACCCAGAAGAAACTGCTAAGATTCAGCAAGAAGTTTCAGTACTAAAATCTAAGCTTGAATTCCTAGCTCGCATAACGTCAAACCTATCTGAAAACAAGCCTCTATCACTAGCTACTGTAGCTATGATCGAACAAGTTTTACTTTTTAGTAACTTTGCTATGCTAAAGTCATTCAAATCTAACGGCCACAACCTTATAACTAACACTGTAACAGGTGTTGACTTCGTAGTACAAGACGAGGTAATGCACGGAAACTTCGCTGCATACCTATTCAAGACGTATTTACACGAAGCTAAACAATATGGATTAGCTATCGACTCAAACGTACTTGCTAACGACATCAGTACTCTAGTATTTGAAATCGTAGCTCACGAAGATTCTGTAATTGACTACACATTCGCTGGAGTAGATTCTATCAATGACATTACTGCAGAGCAACTGAAAGTATTCATACGATCTAGAGCAAACGACACTCTCGAACTACTAGGTCGCGACCCTGCTTTCGACTTATCTGAGTCTGCTAATCCTATTGCCGAGTGGTTCTTCCAAGGAGCTAATTCAATCAAAGTGCATGACTTCTTCGCTGGTGGAACTAACCAGTACAGAAGGTCATGGAAATTCGACGACTTCAGTCGTATACCGCACATCCAAGGAACCACTGATGAGTAACCACTATGCATCAACCCAAAACTTCTTTAAGCGATTCGAAATTGGAGATAAAACGAAGGTATAGGAAATATGGCTACACCGGAGCTCCTGTGTTTAGGTATACAGGAAACACCGAAGTACTCACTAAGAACCCTAGACCTCTAATCAAATAAATAATAGGAAATAATATGAAAAATACATATACAGTACAGATGGTAAAGCATTGTAACTATGTAGCCTTTGTGGAAGCCTCCTCGCAGGAAGAGGCAGAAGCAAAGGCAGCAGAAGCTACCGATGACTTTACCTGGGAAGAAATGGATGGCCCACAACCTACAGAAATATGCGCTGAAGATGGCAGCTATCTAGAAGGTGGTAGTATATGATAGTCCCAGTAAACAAATACGAGAGGCTTAGTACACACCGTAAGCAACTTCAAGCCGACAAGCTAGCTCCTGATTGGATGTCTACAGCGTCTTATCAACTCCTATCTGGCCAAGACTACCTTGACACTGCCGAAACTCCGCATGATATGTATGAGCGTATAGCAGTTCGAGCAGCTGAACTAACTGAGTTCGAAATCCCTACTTATCTAGGCTACGCTGATTGGGCCGATGCATTCTTCGACATTATGTGGAAGGGTTGGCTTTCTCCATCTACTCCTGTCTTAACTAACATGGGTAACGACCGAGGCCATCCTATCGCATGCTCTGGTACCTACGTAGGTGATTCTATCCGTTCTTTCTATCAAGCTAGAATGGAAATTGCTCAACTAACACAACGTGGTTACGGTACATCATGGTGTCTTGACCCTATTCGTGAACGAGGTTCTCTTGTATCACGTGGTGGAACGGCTAACGGAATCATGCAGCCAGCTGCTGGTATCGTTCAGGACATGAAGGATGTATCACAAGGAACTCGACGAGGTAACGTAGGTCAGTATCTTAACGTACTCCACAGCGACTTTGACGAACTTTGTGACCAACTTCTAGCTGACCACGATGGCTGGAACATCGGTTGGACTATGACTGACGAGTACAAGAACCTATTCCGTACTGACGCAGATCGAGCTGACTACATCTGGAAACGTATCCTACGTACTAAGATGACCACTGGTAAAGGCTACCTGTACTTCTTAGATAAGGTAAACGCAGCTCGTCCACAAGTCTACATTGACAAGGGTTTCTTCGTACGTCATTCCAACTTATGTGCCGAAATCGCTCTTATGTCTGACAAGGATCACTCGTTCACGTGTGTCCTATCATCTATGAATATCTTCAAGTACGACGAATGGAAGGACACTTACGCTGTTCAAATTGCTACTATCTTCCTAGATGCAGTAATCTCTGACATGCTAATCAAAGCCAAAAAAGAGCCTGGTTTCGAACGTATAGTTGCCTTCACTGAGAAGTCACGTGCTATCGGACTAGGTCAACTTGGTCAGTCATCATACTTCCAAGCCAAGTCTTGGGAATTCGGTTCATTCGAATCAATCCAGTTCAACCAAATCGTCATGAAGCACTTAGACCGTGAGTCTTTAGCTGCTTCTAAGCTACTTGCCAAGATGGTGGGTGAACCTGAGTGGATGGAAGGCTACGGCGAACGCTTCTCGCATCGTCTAGCTCTTCCTCCTACGAAGTCAACTGCTATCATCCAAGGTGGCATTAGCGAAGGAATCGGACCAGTATTTGCCAACGTTTATGAGCAAGACACAGCTGGTGGTACAGTATATCGTATCAACCCTGTTCTTCTTCCAATTATGAAGGAACGTGGACAATACAACGAAGCCGTAATGAAGCGTATCTCTGAAGCCCAAGGTTCAGTGCAAGGCGAATCATGGCTATCTGACCACGAAAAGAAAGTATTCCGCACAGCTTTCGAGCTTAACCAGGAAACTATCCTACTAATGGGTTCTCATCGTCAGCGAATCATGAATGAAGGTGGAGGAGGCCAAGGCCAATCTCTTAACCTTTATTTCCTAGCTGAGGAGTCTGAAGTGGAAATCTCTCGTCTACATAATCTTGCTTTCGAGGACCCTTACATCCAGTCTCTTTATTACGTTCACTCGCTCAACGAAGAGTCTACATACCAAGTCGATAAGTCGGAATGTGTTGCCTGCCATGGGTAGCCACATTGACGCACAACAACCAGCCCACACTTGTGGATGCTGTGAGGTGGACGACTGTCCTGCATGTAACGCCGACATGGCTCGAATCATGAGCCAAGTAGGTTCATCTAGCAGCCATATCCAAGTAGACGACGACAGACCATCTGCTCAGGTAGGTGGCACACACTACTCTAGCAAGGGTATCCAACCTATCGAATACATCAATGCCAACAACCTTGGCTACCATGTAGGTAACGTAATCAAGTACGTAACTCGCTACAAGGACAAGAACGGCCTTGAGGATCTACTCAAAGCTGAGTGGTACATCCAAGACCTAATCAAACAAACCAAAGGAAACTAATGGAACAACTATTTGAAATAGAGTTACCAAAAGACAAAACTAGTGTATGGGACAACTACTGTCCTGTAGTACAAACGCCAGACGGAAGGCAAGTTCATATCTTCTTAACAGACGGCATCGAGTCTCCGTCTACTTACAACGAAGTATACTTCAAGCTACTATCTGCACAAGTAGGTGACAGCATCACTGTACATATTAACAACCCTGGAGGCTACTTATCAGCTGCTAACATGCTATACACAGCTATGAAGAAGTGTAAAGCAACTATCCATGGTGTACTGTCTGGTACAGTCGCATCAGCTGCTACAGTGCTTACTATGGCTTGTGATACTATCGAAGTAGCTCCTTATACTGAATTCATGATACACAACTATAGTGGTGGTGTTCACGGTAAAGGTAAAGAAGCCAAAGACCAAATGGACTTCGTTAACAACGAAATCAACGAATCATTCAGAGAATACTACAAAGGTTTCCTGTCTGAAGAGGAGATTTCTGATGTCATAGACGACCACGACATTTGGCTAAACAGCCGAGAAGTTTTATCTAGATGGGATACCAAGAAGGCACAGTCATGAGTGTACATTTTTCTAGTGAAGACATGACATGGTCTACACCTCAATATTTCTTTGACGAATTAAACTCGGAGTTTAATTTCACACTAGATCCTTGCTGCTCTGAGGCAACTGCTAAGTGTAGTAAGTTCTATACAGAAGCAGATGATGGACTTAGTAAAGATTGGTCAAACGATGTAGTTTTCATGAACCCTCCATACGGAAGAGAGATTAGATATTGGGTAAAGAAGGCTTACGAAGAGTCTCTTAAAGGGGCTACAGTAGCATGTCTTATACCTGCAAGACCTGATACTACGTACTGGTGGGACTATATCCACGAAGGTAAAGCTGCCGAGTTAAGATGGGTAAAAGGTAGATTAAAGTTTGGTGACGCTGAAAACTCAGCACCTTTCCCTAGTGTAGTCGTGGTGTATAGGCCTCCAAGTGTAGGAGTTACCAATGAGTAAATATCTAACCTTGGACACAAACATCCTCCTTCTGGATGCTAACAACCTTACTATTCTAGCTAACGACGAAACTACTATAGTTCTACCTGAAACCGTAATCAACGAACTCGACTCTAAGAAGTCAGTACCAGGCGAACTCGGCTATCAGGCACGTTCATTTGGTCGTCTAATAGCTCGTGGTACCATCATGGAAGTCTTCAAGCAAGGCAACCTAGTTATCACTCCAGTAATCCTGGAAGACGACACTCATGTTCACATTGCTTCAGCTTCTAGCTACTCTTTCGACACTACCTCTGTTGACCCTAGCACTCTAAATGACCGCAAGATCATCGATGTAGCTCTGGAGTACAACAAGTACTACGAGTCAGTAACCTATATGTCTAACGACGTTATGTGCCGCATTACAGCTCTTTCA